ACACATCGCTCTGATGAACACAGGCTTCGATTTCTGCGAACAGGGAATCGCCGTTGGGAGGGAGGGCGGATAAGGACTTCGGGGACTTGCAGCGTCCCTCGCCTGCACCCTCATTCCCGCCGAAACACGTTACGCCGAGCCCCCTCGATTCCTAGCATGACAGGCGTTTTCCAAAGGAACGCTTGCCATGCACGAACTCCAACCTGTCTCCCTCTCTCCTGCTGCTGACCGGCCACGGCACGCGCACCAAGAAGTCGTTGATTTGCTGGCCGCAGGCCTTCTGCGGCTACGCGCCCGGCGCGATTCGTTGCCCACTTGCAGCAGAGACGAAGTTGGCCTTGGCTTCGTCGGCCAGGAGCGCGTGAATGCGAACCCCGATAACAACAACGGAGTTCGCCCATGACGGCACACGCAACCCCAGCCGACGCCACCACCATCGCCGCCCGCATCGCCCAGCTTCCGCACCTTCCGATGGACAGCCTCTGGGCGCTGTGGGACGAGCACTTCGATGAGCGCCCAAACCACCACCACCGTACCTGGCTGGAAAGTCGGCTGGCCTACAAGATCCAGGAACGCGCCCTCGGTGGCTTAAAGCCCGCCACGCGCCGCAAGCTCGAAGAGATCGGCGAGACCGGCATCCTGCCCCGGCAGCTGCGCCGCGACGCCCACCGCCTGTTGCCGGGCACTGTCTTGACTCGCATGTACGACGACGTCGAGCACCGCGTGCTGGTGCGCGGCCCCTTCGACTTCGACTACGGCGGCCAACGCTTCAAGAGCTTGTCCGCGGTCGCCCGTCACATCACGGGCACCCACTGGTCGGGACCGGTGTTTTTCGGTCTGAAGTCCGGTGACAAGAAGAAGGAGTCGGCATGAGGTCAAACCGAGCGCCGGTTACGCCGGCAACTCCCATCACGGTGAAGAAGCGCTGCGCGGTCTACACGCGCAAGTCCACCGACGAAGGGCTCGACCAGGAGTACAACAGCCTCGAAGCGCAGCGCGACGCTGGGCTGGCCTACATCGCCAGCCAGCGGCACGAGGGGTGGATCGCCATCGACGACAGTTACGACGACGGCGGCTACTCGGGCGGCAACGTGGACCGCCCGGCACTCAAACGGCTGTTGACGGACATCGAGGCGGGGCGGATCGACATCATCGTCGTCTACAAGATCGACCGCCTGACACGCAGCCTGCCCGACTTCGCCAAGCTGGTGGAGGTGTTCGACCGCAACGGCGTCTCCTTCGTCTCGGTGACGCAGCAATTCAACACCACGACCTCGATGGGACGGCTCACGCTGAACATCCTGCTGTCCTTCGCCCAGTTCGAGCGCGAGGTCACGGGCGAGCGCATCCGCGACAAGATCGCGGCCAGCAAGGCCAAGGGCATGTGGATGGGCGGCATGCCACCGCTCGGCTACGACGTCGTCGAGCGCAAGTTGATCGTCAACGAACGCGAGGCAGCCCTGGTGCGCGACATCTTCCGGCGCTATGCGGAGCACGGGTCTGCGGCGCGACTGGTGCGGGAGCTGGCAGTCGAAGGCCACACGACGAAGGCCTGGGTGACGCAGGCCGGTCGGCAACGAAGCGGCCGACCCATCGACCAGCAGTACATCTTCGCCATGCTGCGCAACCGGATCTACCTGGGCGAGATTCGCAACAAAGGCGTCTGGTACGCCGCCCAGCACGAGGCCATCGTGCCGCAGGCGCTGTGGGACGCCGCGCATGCCTTCGTCGAGCGCCGCAAGCAGGCGCCGCGTGAGCACCGCGCCAAGCATCCGGCGCTGCTAGCGGGGCTGCTCTTCGCACCGGACGGCCAGCGCATGCTGCACACCTTCGTCAAGAAGAAGAACGGACGCATGTATCGCTACTACGTGCCATACCTGCACAAGCGCCGTAACGCCGGAGCGACGCTGTCGCCCGAGGCGGTCGACGTCGGGCACCTGCCCGCCGCCGAAATCGAGAACGCGGTGCTGGCTCAGATCCACCAGGCGCTCTCGGCGCCGGAGGTGCTGATCGGGACGTGGCGCGCGTGCAAGCGGCACCCGGCCGGGGCCGCGCTCGACGAAGCGCAGGTGGTCGTCGCGATGCACCGCATCGGCGCCGTGTGGGAGCAGTTGTTTCCGTCCGAACAGCAGCGGCTTGCGCGCCTGCTGATCGAGCGCGTGCAGATGCATGAGCAGGGTATCGACATCCTGTGGAGAGAGGACGGCTGGATCGGGCTCGGCCCGGACATCGCAGCGCATCCTCTTGTCGAGGAAGCTCGCGCCGAGCCCGAAGAGGCCAGCACATGACCACCGAGCGCAACACGGGTGCTGGCAACCCGCGCCTCCGCACGGTCCGCATTGAGGTCGGGGCCAATGCCCGCAGCTACGTGAGCGGACAGCAGCGCGTGACCCAGGTACCGCTCACGATCAAGCGCCGGCAGACCCGCAAGCTGCTGCTCCCGCCCACCCCCGGAGAGGCCTCGCGCGCCTCGGGCGGGCTTGACGTCCCCATGATCAAGACCTTGGGCAAGGCCTTCTACTGGAAGCGCCTGCTCGACGAGGGGCGCTACCCCACGGCCACCGATCTTGCTCGCGCGCTGAAGCTGGAGCCCGGCTGGGTGGCAGAGGTGCTGCGGCTCACTATGCTGGCACCCGACATCATCGAGGCCATCCTCGACGGTCGACAGCCGCGGCACCTGAACTTGCAGGTGCTGCGCGGCCGCCACGAACTCCTGCCACGCGACTGGGAGGAGCAGCGAAGGCTGCTTGGATTCGACCACACCAGCGTCTGAGGTAGTCCTTCAACCACGACGGCGGCGAGCTCTGCGCTCGCCGTCGGCGCGTCCGGCCCCATGCCCATTGGCGAACCAGAAGTTCCCGCGTGGTTCGCCATTCCGTCCCTCGTATGTTCGCCACCCGAAGCCTGCAATGACACCTGTTCCCACACAGCGTTATAGGAGGCTTCCATGCCGACATCGGCAAGCACCATTCCCCGGTCGCCCCACCAGGCGATCAACAGCCTGTCCCCCAGTGACCGTCGCGTACTGACGGAGATCGAGCTCGCGCAACGCTGGGGCGTCAGCCCCAAGACCCTGCAGCGCTGGCGCAGTGAAGGTCGCGGGCCCCGCTACCTGAAGTTGTCCAAGCGCGTCAGCTATCCGCTCGACGCCATCGTCGACTTCGAGCGCTACGCACTGCACGACTCGACGTCCGAGCGCGCCGTGCGCTGAAGGAGAAACGATGAACGATCTCACTATCTACCCCGCCCAGCTCACCGAGATGTCGGTGGCGCAACTGGAGGCGCTGCCTGCTGACCAACTGGCCGAGGTCCAGCACCACCTGGAGCAGTTGCAGGACTGGACCAAGCAGGCCAAGGCCAAGCTGGACGCCGCGCTGGTCCGCCGCTACGGCGAACTGGAGCGCGCAGCCCGCGCCGACTCAGGCAAGGACTTCGGCACCGTCCACTTCAACGACGGCCCGGTTCGCGTCACGGTCGACACCCCGAGGCGCGTGTCCTGGGACCAGGCGCAACTGCCTGCCATCGCCGCCCGCATCGCCGCCTCCGGCGAACGGGTCGAGGACTACCTGGACGTCGAGTTCAGCGTCTCCGAGTCGCGCTTCAACAACTGGCCCGCTGCCCTGCGCTCGCAGTTCGAAGCCGCGCGCACGGTCAAGCCCGGCAAGCCGTCCTTCCGGCTGGCCTTTGCCTCCGAGGACTGATCCATGAGCACCGAACTGATTCCGTTTGATTTCGAAGGCCGTCCGGTCCGGGTCGTCACCGATACCCAGGGCGAACCGTGGTTCGTCGCGGCGGATGTCGCCCAGTCCCTCGAATACCGCATGGCCAGCGACATGACCCGCTCGCTCGATGATGACGAGAAGGGTACGCAGATTGTGCGTACCCCATCGGGCGATCAGGAGATGCTGGTCATCAACGAGTCCGGTCTGTACTCCGCGATCCTCAAGAGCCGAAAGCCCGAGGCCAAGCGCTTCAAGCGCTGGGTGACCAGCGAGGTGCTGCCGGCCATCCGCAAGACCGGCGCCTACGCCGGGCGCGGCGGGCCGCTGGCGCTGCCCGCGTCAACCCAGGACCGCGTCGCCTCCATCCTGCTGATCGGCGAGGCGGTAGCGAAGGTCCCGGGCGTGAAGCCCGGCATCGCGATGGCCGCGACGCTGACCTGCATCCAGGAGAACACCGGGCTCTCGGTCGAGACGCTGCGTCGAGCACTGCCTGCCGCCAACGAGCCGACGTGCTCGCTCAACGCGACCCAGCTCGGCAAGCTGCTCGGCATCACCGCCCGGGCGACCAACCGGCGACTCGCGGCACGGGGCCTGCAGCTGCGCAACGAGCGCGACGAGTGGGAACTGACCGAGGCCGGCGAAGCCTGGGCTGAGGCGATGCCTTACTCCCGCAACGGCCACAGCGGCTACCAGATCCTCTGGAACCCCGCGGTCGCCGAACTGCTGAAGGAGGTGGCGTGATGGCCCTTCCCATCATCACCGCCGACCAGCGGCTGCGCGAGAAGCAGGGCGTCAAGCTGGTGCTGCTGGGCAAGAGCGGCATCGGCAAGACCAGCCAGATCAAGACCCTGCCCGAGGCCTCGACGCTGTTCGTCGATCTGGAAGCCGGGGACCTCGCGGTGAAGGACTGGCGCGGCGACTGCGTGCGGCCGACCACTTGGCCCGAGTTCCGCGACCTGGTCGTCTTCCTGGCTGGCCCGAACCCGGCGTTGCCGGCCGAGGCGCCGTTCTCGGAGGCGCACTACCGGCACGTGTGCGAGCGCTACGGCGACCCGGCGCAACTGGCGAAGTACGACTGCTACTTCGTCGACAGCATCACCGTGCTCGCGCGGCTGGCGCTCATCTGGGCCAAGACCCAGCCGCAGGCGATCTCAGAGCGTACCGGCAAGCCAGACACGCGCGGCGCCTACGGCTTGCTCGGCACCGAGATGCTGACCGCGCTCACGCACTTGCAGCATGCGCGGGGCAAGCACGTCGTCTTCGTCGCCATCCTCGACGAGCGTGTCGACGACTTCAACCGCAAGGTGTACGCCCCGCAAATCGAGGGGGCCAAGACGGCGGCCGAGTTGCCCGGCATTGTCGACGAGGTGGTGACGCTGGCCGAGATCAAGGCCGAGGACGGCAGCGCCTACCGTGCCTTTGTTTGCCACACGCTCAATCCCTACGGCTACCCGGCCAAGGACCGCTCCGGCCAGCTCGAGCTGCTG